ATGGGGGCAGACGCCCCAGGAGAAACCCCCGTGATCACTCAGAGCCTATCCACCACTATTTCTAGCTGTCGCGCTGTCGCGCTGTTGGCCCTGCTCGTCGTTCTGGCTACGTGCCGGGCAGATGCCCCCACAGCCGGCGCGGTTCTAGCTGAGGGGTGGGACACGGCTACGGATGTCGCCATTATGCATATCCCCGCCGCCTGCCCAACCCAGCGCATAGAGTACAGAGGGTGGCAAAAGGACGCCGCGGCCCCGGCCTCGGTCGAATTCGTTGTGTCGCAAATGGACAGGGAGATTCACAGCACGGCCAGCGGCGATTTTGCCGATTACACCAGCGGGGTAGTGGACTGGACGCTGAAAGACGCGCAGGTCTACGCTCTGACTGTACGCGGCGTGAATGCCCGGTGGCGCTTTGCTGTGACGTGCCAGTAATAGCCACCCTTGCGGACTGTAGGCCACTTGTGCTATGATGTTTCAGAATGAAACGGGGCAGGAGGGGCGTATTGATATCAGTGCATAGTTGTATTAAGTATCGTTAGTACAAGCGTAATGGAATGACGAATTGACACTATGAAAAGGGCCAGCTTCCAAGAGATTGAACCCCTCATCATAGAGCATCGGGGAAACCTTGCCGCCGTTGCCCGCGAGTTGCATGTGTCGCGCGGCACGATTCACAACCGCATTGCCGATAGCCCCCGGCTACAGAAGCTCGTAGAGGACGCCCGCGAATCCTACGTTGATAGCGTTGAATCGGCGCTCTACGAAAATGCCCTCAGTGGCAACGTCGCCGCGCAGATTTTCGTAATGAAGGCGCACCCGGCGGCCAAACGGCGCGGCTGGAGCGAACGCCATGAGATGACCGGCCCGGACGGCGGGCCGGTACTCGTTGAGCGCGTAGAGGTCATCGCCCCCACAGATGACACCGCCTCTGAGTGACGGCTTCTATGAGCTAGACGGCGCAACCTTGCGCTATCGCTTCCACCGCGGCCAGTGGCAGGCGTGGCAGGCTCAGCGGCGGCAAGTGGTTGTCCTGGCGGGTACACAGGGGGGAAAGGCGTTGGCGCTTGATACCCCTATCCCTACGCCTATCGGCTGGCGCATCATGGCCGACTTGCGCCCCGATGATTGGGTGTTAGATGAGACGGGAAACCCAACACGTGTTACCTATTGCTCGCCAGTGTTTACCGGCCGCAAGTGCTACCGGCTGACTTTCGATGATGACACCGAGATTGTAGCCGACGCCGATCACCTATGGGTCACTCAGGACGTTAAACAGCGCAAGAACGCGGCGCGACGTACAGGTATTCCAAGCCCCCGCCACGAACGGCCGCAATCCCGCCCCACGCCGGATTGGTCTATCGTCACTACAGAGCAAATATCCCAAACGCCATTAGACGGGCGGTGTAATCACAGTATTTCCATTGCCCACCACTTCGATGGGCAGCGCCAGGATTTACCTATCCCGCCTTACACACTGGGGGCGTGGTTGGGCGACGGCACATCGGCAACTGCCGAAATCACAACGGCCGATCCTGAGGTGCTGGATTACATTAGGGCCGAAGGCGTGTCAGTGGGAGAGGCTAAAGACGGCAACTCAGGAAAGGCGTACAAGTATCGCTTAGGTAGTGGCAAGCGCGGCGGCGATTGGAAGACAAGAAAGAGTCTACAGGGCGATTTGCGGGCGCTAGGTGTCCTGAGCAATAAACATATTCCAGAAGTCTATTTGTTCACATCCTACGCAGATCGCCTTGCTTTAATGCAAGGGTTAATGGATACCGATGGGACTTACGGCCACTATTGCGAGTTCACTACGATTAGCGAAAGGCTGGCCGACGATGTACGCGCCTTAGCTGCGAGCTTAGGTATCAAGTGCTACAAGCGACGCCATTCAACAGGGGCGCATCGAATCACCTTTACAACGGCGATTCCCGTTTTCAGGTTGGCACGAAAGGCGGCGCGGCTGCCTCAGTTCACCCGCGCCGATACCTTGCGCCGGTTCATTGTTTCTTGCGAAGAAATTGATAGCGTACCGGTTCGGTGTATCGCCGTGGATTCCCCGTCGCATCAATACCTATGTTCCAAGTCGTTCATAGCGACCCATAACACCACGTTTGGCCCGGCGTGGCTGCACCGTGAAATACAGACGGCCGGCCCCGGCGATTACCTTGTCGTCACCCCGTCATTCTCCCTGCTGGATAAAAAGGCCCTGCCTGAGTTCCGCAAGCTGTTTGAGGGCTATCTCGCTCTCGGCCGCTACATCGCCAACCCGTCGCGCCGCTTTGAATTTAGTGACATAGGCCAACGGCGCACGTTTGGTGATAGCGGCGCGGCGTACAAGACGACGGTCTGGTTCGGCTACGCCACCGACCCCGATAGCCTGGAATCGTCCACGATTAAGGCGGCATGGCTGGACGAAGCCGGGCAGCCGTCGTTTAAGGCTGAATCCTATGAGGCCATCATGCGCCGCCTGGCTATCCACCGCGGCCGCATCCTCATCACGACCACGCCCTACTACTGGGGCTGGCTCAAACGGCGCTTTTGGGACAATCCCGGCCCGGACGTTGACCTAATCCGTTTTGAATCCCTCATGAATCCCGCCTTCCCCCGCGAAGAATGGGAACGCGCCCGGCGCGAGTTGCCGCCGTGGCGTTTCGACATGTTCAACCGCGCCCGGTTCACCCGCCCGGCTGGTCTGATCTACAACGCATTTGACCAGGATACGATGACCTGCCCGGCCTTCCCCATTCCCGTCGCCTGGCCGCGCTACATCGGACTGGACTTCGGCGGCGTCAACACGGCGGCCGTCTTTCTGGCCGAACGGCCTGACGATGGGCATTTGTTCCTCTACAGGGAGTACCACGCGGGCGACGCCACGGCGGCCCAACACGCGGCGGCCATTCTCGAAGGGGAGCCGGGTGAAGCCGAGGCGTTCGGCGGCGCGGCCGGTGAACAGCAGTGGCGCGATGAATTCCGCGCCGCCGGGCTACACGTGCGCAAGCCGATTGTGGCCGATGTCGAAGTCGGCATTAACCGCGTCTACTCCCTTTTCGCCCGCGGCCGTCTGAGTGTATTCGACACATGCGGCGGGGTATTGGATGAGCTGGCGACCTACAGCCGGGTAACAGACGACGAAGGCAACCCGCTAGAGGCCATTGCCGATAAGTCGAAGTTTCACCGCCTTGACGCCTTGCGCTACGTCGCCTCATACCTCATCGAGGGCACAGAGCCGCAAGGCGAGTGGGTAGAGCCGTTTGACCCGTTAGCGGAGTTGTCATTTTGACCGGCTATCAGGACGTGCGCGGCCCGGATGGTCGCCTGCTATTCCGTTTCGACCCTGATCGGTTCGTAGTCGAAATCATGGTCAAAGGACAGGTGTACGTGATCGACCTGACGCTTTACATGACCATGACCGCGGCCGTTATTGAGATTGACCCATTAGCCGGGCTAAACGGATTGACACCGGCCGGGCAAATGATGTAGAATTGCACTAATCGCATATCGTATAGAGCGTCCTGAGCGCCTTACCCGTCTGTGAGCACCTTGAGTGTCGCGGGGGTAAGGCGCTCTTTGCGTTTCCAGGTGTAACGGATGGGTCTGCTAGACAGTATCGGAGTGTGGTGGGCACGCCTCAGCGGCCGTGAATTGGCGGCCGTTGAGGCCGTTCCCGTTGGCCGCGCCAACGACGGGCTGGCTGCCATGCCCTACGGGCCGGTAGGGGCCAACGACCGTGACTATGCCGATATGCAATCGCAGTACACCGACGCTCTGGACGCATGGCGCAAGAACCCGCAGGCCCGCCGCATCATCGACATCACCACCGACCACGTACTAGGCGACGGCTTGCGGCCGGTTGCCTCCGGGCAGTTGGGCCGGTTCCTTGACCAATTCTGGCGACATCGGCAAAACCGCATGGACATGCGGCTACCGGCCATTGTGGACGAACTATCCCGCGCGGGTGACGTGTTCGTCGTCCTGTTTCGCAACCCACAGGACGGCATGAGCTACATCCGGCCCATCCCCAAAAGCCAGATCATCAAAATCGAAGTGGCTGACAACGATTGGGAAACCGAAGTCGCCTATCACGAACGGCGCGGCCCGGGCGAAGAGCCAAAGGTGTGGCTCTCCCCGATGCACCCGGACGCAGGCGCGGCCGATGCAGTCATGTGCCACTACGCGATTAACCGGCCCGTGGGGGCGCTGTGGGGCGAGGGCGATTTAGCCACGATTACCCCTTGGCTACTGCGCTACAGCCGGATGCTCGAAGACCGGGTGCGGCTGAATTTCTTTGCGCGGGCTATGCATTGGTTCGTCAAGGTTCCCAAGTCGGCCGTGGCTGCCACCCGCGCCAAGTACGCGACCGCCCCCTCCCCCGGCGCGATCATCGTCCATGATGATCAAGAGGAGTGGGACTTTAAAGCCCCCAACTTGTCAATCTCCCCGGCCGTGAACGACCTACAGGCCATCCGCATGATGATCGCCGTGGGCGCGGGGCAGCCGCCCCACTGGCACGGCGACAGTATGGACGTGAACCTGGCCACGGCCACGGCAATGGAGCGCACGGCCACGCGCCACCTGAAACGACGCCAGCAGGAAGTGGCTGATATGGTCATTGACCTCTGCCACATTGCCTACAGCCGCGCCCATACGCTAGGCGCGGCGCGGCGCATCCCCAATAGGGACGCTATCACCATCTCCCTGCCAGACCTCAGCCGTGACGACAATGTGATGTTGGCCCAGGCCGGCGGGGAGTTGGCCGCCGCGTTCAACGGCCTCATGACCGGCGTCGGCAGTGGCAGCCGCTCGCTGAAAGAGCGTCTGTTGCGGCTCTTCTTTCAGTTCATTGCCGAACCGATTGACGAAAGCGATGTCAAGTCGATTCTGGACGAACTGGACGAAGCCCGCGCCGCCATGCCGGTATTCGCGCCACCCGACGCCGACAACGGCGATGAAGAGGAAACCGAAGAGGCCGAGCCGGATGACGCGCTTAGCGCCATCGGCCGCATATGGAGAAACGGCAATGGAACCTAACCGCGTAGAAATCAACCCCGGCCCCGGCGGCGTGGTTGTGACGATTAACGGCGCGATTCTGCCGGGCGCGACGATTGTCTTTGTGGACGGTAATCGACTGGACTTTGTAGACGGCCGCGTCGTTGTTAGCAGCGTGCCCGACACGGCCGCCGATGCGACCAACGACGGCAGCACGCCACCGACCCGGCGCATTGCCCTATGAGGTACTCATGACTAATCCCCGCTATCGGTTTACAGCCTACGCCGCGCCCGCCCGCGTTGACCGAGAGAATCATGTGATTTTCGGCGTTAGTGCGATGCAAGCGGTAGAGGCGTTGGGACACCGGCTCATGGTGGACGCCAAAACGCTAGAGCAATTCGTGGCCATGGGCAATCAGGCGGCGCACGGCCTTAAGTCGCGCTTCACCCACCCCGGCCTATCGGCCGATGGGCTGGGCAAGCATCTGGGGCGCGTGCGTAACTTCCGCGTCGTTGGCGACAAGGCCATTGGCGACCTGTACCTGAGTGAGACGGCGGCCAAGTCGCCGCATGGCGATTTGCGCGATTACGTAGAGACGCTGGCTGAGGAAGACCCGGAGGCGTTCGGGCTGAGCGTCGTTGTGGACGGTTATGGCGCGTGGCAGTTGGCCGACGGCACGGAGGCCAACGACGGCGACGGCGACGGCAAGCCGCAAGGCGCTATCGGCAAATAC